ATGCCGTTGTTTGATGGCAAGGTTATTCTTCAAGGCAAGATTGATATGCGTGTTCGTCGTAAAGCTGACGGCGTGCGTATGTTCCGTGACTTTAAGACTGTTGGAGGGTCATTCACAGACTTTGCGGCGATGGCACACATGAACGAACAGATCCTTACTTACATGATGTTAGAGACCGCGCAGAATAAAGAAGGTGAACGTTCTGAAGGTGGAATCTTTACAATGCTCAAGAAGGTAAAACGCTCTGCAAACGCACGACCACCTTTTTATGAGCAGATGGAAGTTCGACACAATGTTTTTGCGTTACGTAACTTCTGGCAACGTATTCACGGAACGCTATCTGATATGCTCAACGTGCGTCAAGCCTTAGATGACGGATCATCTCATCAACTTGTTGCGTATCCACGACCAAGTCGTGATTGCAAATGGAAATGTCAATTTTTCGCTATATGCCCGATGTTTGACGACGGAAGCGCCGCCGAACAAGCACTTAGCGAGGCGTATGAATCATCCGATCCATACGGGTATTACCACATCGAAGAGAAGAAAGGAAGTGAGTGACGTATGTCAAATGAAGTACAGCGTTCGCTGACTATCATGGTGTATGGTGAGTCGAAGGTTGGTAAATCAACTTTTGCCGTAACTGCACCTTATCCTCGTCTCATGCTCGACGTTGAAGGTGGGCACCGATTCCTACCTATCACCGTAAGGTACTGGGACCCTCTGCGCGAAGAACCACCAGTCGCAGACGGCACATGGGACACTGTCGTAGTAAATGTTCGTGACTACGACGTTGTTATCAAAACATTCCAGTGGTTACAAACTGGAAAGCATCAGTTCAAATCTCTTATCATTGATTCTATCTCTGAACTTCAAGTGAAGTGCATGGATTCAATTGCAGGTACAGAGCAGATGAAGATGCAACAGTGGGGTGAGTTGCTTCGTCACATGGGAGCGCTTTTGCGTGATCTACGTGACCTTACAATGCACCCAACGCAACCGTTAGAAGCTGTTGTGCTTACTGCTATGGCACGACCAGGACAGGACGGGCGCATGCGTCCGTACCTACAGGGTCAACTTGCTATTCAGGCACCATACTTTTACGACATTCTTGGCGCAATCAACGTCGAGACTTTTCCTAACCCAGATCCACTGCAAGCCCCGTATAAAGTTCGCCGTATGTACGTCGAACGAACAGACGAGTTTGAAGCTGGTGAGCGTGTTCAAGGACGCCTTGGTAAAATTGTTGAACAACAAGACCTTGGCATTGAGCGCATGTTAGACATGATTTTTGGCGAAAAGACAGAAGCCAAAGCAAAGAAAGCCGCGTCCTAACCAAATTGGTTAGCGCACTATTGAAAGGATAACCGTGAGTTCACTCAACTGGGGCGACCTTGTAAAGGACGCTGGAGATGTCGGTAGTGGCAACTATGAGCCACTTCCCGATGGAGACTACGATTTAATCGTAATAGAAGCAACTGCAAAGGTTGCACAATCTGGTAAGACAATGTTTGCGATAACAGCGCAAGTTACAGGTGGCGCGCACGCTAAGCGTCGTGTTTGGGATAACCTTGTTGTTACACCAGATAGTCCTGCAGCACTCGGAATGTTCTTCCGTAAGATGGCAGCTCTAGGCCTTGGCCGTGAGTACTTCGCAACTGCACCAAGCAACGCTGCTATCGAGGCAGCATTGCAAAATCGTACCTTCCGCGCGCAGGTTGGTTCCCGCACGTGGAACGGGTCTAAGAAGAACGAGATCAAGATGTACTACACTGCAACAGCATCAGCTGCTGCACCTGTAGCGGCAGCTGCACCAGCACCTGCACCAGCACCAGCGCCTGCAGCTGCACCAGCACCTGCACCAGCGCCTGCCGCTGCTGCATCAGTTCCAGCGCCTGCTGCGCCACCTGCTGCACCGTTCTAACAACGATTGTCTGGTATCATTACCCATGCACAAGCATGGGTAATGATCCAGCAATTATTTAAGGAGTAGTATGAAAATCTTAATGACTGGTTTTACTGCACTACAGATTAACACAGAACGACGCACAATTCAAAAGATTGATGTGCCTGCGTTAATTGTAAAGGCATTAACAGATCTGGGTCATGAAGTTGACTGGCGTAAGGTAACGCCTGGCGAGGATTTGTCCTTATACGATGTTGCTTGGGTTAACCTTGCTCCGTTGAACTCGCTAAATGGACGACAAGGCGCTATGGGCGCACTTTATACTTTATCCTCAGGCTTGCCTGCGGTTGGATTTTTTGATGACTGGCAGTTTAATACTGTGTTCAATGGCGCTCGCGCTATGATGAAAAAGCCTTCAATGCTTTATAAGCATCTGCTTGTTGGAACAGAGCATCGTGGTGAAGAAGGCGCAACGTACTTTAGTCGTGCAGATATTGAGGAAGCGCTAGAACGTGTCCGCGTGTTAGACCCCGTTGCGGCGAAGAAGTGTTACATTGAACGTTACTACATGATGGACACAGATGAAAATGTGCAGCCTTATGAAAAGCGTCTAGTGCAGGCAGCAACAGACATGATTGACCGCCGCTGGGAAGCTGGTATGGTTCCAGTTTGTCCGATGTATGCGTGGGGTGACCGCACCGGTGTTCGTAAACGTATGCCAAAGGAAGTCGGTCCTATTGAGGCACTAGACCCTAGTGTAGTGGTTAACGATACGCTCACAGCTGTAACTCCGTCAACAGAAAAGAATCGTGCGTGGGTGCTTGGCGCACTAATGCCACACGATGAATGGTTAGGTCGTAAGAAACCAGAATGGCCAGTTGAAATTATTGGTAGTCGTAAACTTATTCGTAAGCTTGGTGGAAAGCGTCTTGATACAGAGCAAGAAGTACTTGAGTACTACAACACACGCTGGGGAATTCTTTCTCCACCATATCCACACGCTGGTTCAGGTTGGTGGCGTAGTCGCTTCCTCTACGCAGCGCACATTGGTTCTATTCTTGTTACCGATAAAGGTGAAGGTGATCCGTTAGGTGATGCCTACAAGTTAACCATCGCAGACGTTGAAAAGATGTCAGATACTGAATTAGCTGCGGCAGCAAAGGCACAAGCTGACGCGTTACGCCCTTACATCGGAACGTATGACCAGTTTAAGGATCACTGTGAACGTATTATTGCGCGCGCGTTACGTGAGGACAAGGGCGTTAAGTTAAACGCAGACGGTACAGATGCATGAGTCGCGTTCTTATCACGGGTATGTCTGCACTACAGGTATCAATCAGCGCAAACAAGCGCTCGCTGTCTTTTGCAGGTCTTGTTGACAAGGTTCTTACTGATGCAGGACACCAGGTTGCCATGCTTGAGCCAGATATTACGTGGGAAGCTCAACACCTGGACTACTACGACTCAGTTCTTGTTGGCATCTCTCCGTTAACAAGTTTAAGTGCAAACTACGCATATGGTGCACTACACCTTATTGATCTGCTTAAGGGCACAGATAAGCTTAGGTTTTTTATTGATGCTCCTAATCCTGTGCAGATTAGATCGAGTTTGACGTCAATCAGCACCTGGAACGGAAATCTTACAAAGGAGTTCTACAAGAACCGCAAGGGATACCGTCTTGCGGTTGCAAGATCAAACGAGATGCTTGCCGTTGTCGAGTTTCTACTAAATGAAACATGGCCAACTACATTGTGCCCTGTTCTTCCTTGGGACACAAAGCAAAGCGTCAGCGACCAGCTACCTGAAGGAGCTGCTACATCACTGCACGGCGTAAACCTTGATGCGTACATCATCGAGAAAAACACACAGGGTGTAACAGATAGAACTGCACGGTGGGTAGCAGATAGTCATGATTCACCGTGGACAAAGAAAAAGCTTTCAACCTTAAACTATCCAGCCATGCCAATGAAGTGGAACAAGGGCTGGACTGACTCACAGGTTGAAGAACAGATCAGGCAGTCTATTGGCGCACTTATATCCCCGCACAAGGACAGAACCTGGTGGACGTATCGTTATATTCAAGCAATGAACACTGCAACTCCAATCGCATCACTTTGGACAAGCACGTCTGCAATTGGCAACTCTTGGAGGTACCTTGCAGCAACGATTGAGGATATGACACCACAGGAGCGGTACGATCTGTCAAGAACTCAAAGTAGCGCTTACTTAGCTAACTCACCGGGTAAGGAAGAAGCACTGCACAACTTGGAAAAAACACTTAACATAAAAGGAGCAGTATATGCTGTTTGATAGCTGGCTAAAGAAGACACGCGACCTGCAGAAGGACGTCTACTACATTAACTACGAAGAGATGGAAGGCGACAAGGACGCGAATATCCGCCGTCTTGTTGAGTACATGCGTTGGAACATGCTAGCCATCGATGATGAGCTCGCAGAGATGCGGCAGGCAATCTCTTGGAAGCCTTGGCAGCACGACAAGCCTTACGCAGATCGTGAAGAGATTGTTAAGGAAGCTGTTGACGTTTTACACTTTGTCGCGAACATTATCGTTGCGGCCGGAGGAACAGACGAGCAGCTTAACAAGTTCTATCTTGAAAAGATGGAAAAGAACAAGCAACGTCAGTTAAATGGGTATAAGGTAAAGGACATCGGCGTCAAGTGCGCGATGTGCTCAAGGGCAATTGACGATGTTGGCGTTGGCAAAACGCCAGACGTCTGCGCAAAGTGCAGACCAGTAGTGGAGGGGTAAGATGCCAGATATAAATGAGGAATGGGCAAGAGAACAGTTTGTCTCAGCAAAGGTCCGTGTTGTTGTTGGCAAGGCTGTTCTTGAGCTACTAGACGTATGGAAGACGCTTGAGCTAAAGCCAGAGCATGCTAAGTCTGCCGTCGAGGTATTTAGCAAACTTGCGCTTAATCACTCGCTTGTTGATCCACCAAAGGACGAGGTTTGGGTACCTGCTCAGGCGGGGTTCTTAACAGTCGGTGAAGAGGTGCGCGTAATGAACGACGCCTTCAGCGACTCGACAGGGGCAATGCACAACGGGCGCAGAGGCATAGTAGTTGCCATAAGAAGCGGAGATATTATTATTCGCTCAAACGACGACAAGAAGCCTTTTCTTGACGGAGTTCACTATTCACCATATAAGCTAGAAAGAAGGATCAAATGATAAGAACTAATCTAGTATTCAACATCACTGGAAAATCTAAGCAAGAAATAGAACTAAAATTGAAAGAAAGAGTCGCTAAATATCTTGAAGTAGAAGTAGATGAAGTAGACGAAAAAGTTGAAATTGAAATGTTTATTATTGTTGGAGAAGAAGGTCCTCTACAATTGACGTTTTTAGCAGACTGTAAAGTAAAGGTTAAGAGCTAACAATGAGCCAGGAAAATAAGCCTCGTGTAGAGGCGCTTCGTGAAGCAGCAAAAATTATTGCTGGAGATCGTGACGTGCAGTACGGAGGACCAGAAGAGAACTTTGAACGTATCGCAAAGGTGTGGAGCGTTATCACTAACTACAACTTTACACGCGAAGACGTTGCAATGATGATGGTAGGTCTTAAACTTGCTCGCTATGGGTCAAAGTCTGGATTCCAGCCTGACACTTGGATTGATATTGCAGGTTACGCAGGGTGTGGATACGAGGTAGGACAACTTGAGGCTGAAAAAAGTAATAAAACTGCTCCCCTAGAGCAGCCTTAAGCTTAAAAGCCAGTATACAGTCCTTCCGTGGCTACTACGGGAGATACTTTATGACTACACCAACATTTACTGACTGCAATGGGCTTGCAGGTTTCATGAGCTTAGGACTTGTGCAGGCTGGAATGGAAATGACAAGTCGCACGGGCACACTTAACTTTGGCAACGCAGTTGCAGAAGTTAATCGTCATCATCTAGGCAACAAGTGGAGCACATTTTTCTCAGACGATGCAAACGAGTGGCCGGTTCACAAGGTTGATGCTGTCGTTGGCTGTCCTCCATGCTCTGGTTGGTCAGTCTGGTCTGGTCCTGCAAATCGCGGTCCTGATTCTGCAGCGCACGAGCATACACGCGCCTTTATGAGATACGCAGGGCGAGTTGCGCCAAAGATTATTGTGTTTGAGTGTGTGCAGCAAGCCTATACACAAGGGAGAGAGACGATGAACAAGTATCGTCTTATGGTAGAAGAGGTCTCTGGTAAGAAGTACGACTTATATCACGTAAAACAAAACAATCTTCAACTTGGTGGATTCTCGTATCGACCACGCTACTTCTGGGTTGCGGTGCGCAAAGGATTAAAGTTTGGTGCACAGGTCGCAGAGCCCAAGGAGTTCCCTAAGATCATGGACATCATAGGCGATCTTGCGCATCTTCCACAACAGTGGGAGGCGCAGCCTTACATTGAAAAACACTCTAAGTTTACTAAGTCTTTGCGCTCAAAAAACGGCAAGGTAAACGGGCACATTGGCAAGGACACGATTCACTCACAGAGAATTCAAGAAGTGTTTGACATCATTGGAAATGACGGCTGGCCAGGAAACGGTGATCTCGGCGGCGCTATAAAGAAGGCCGTTGAAATGAATGATGGTAAATTTCCACAACGTTGGGTTGATATATCTGCGCGTGTTATACGCAAGCAATATAAGCTTGGGTTTTCTCAGCCGTATCGCTGGAAGGAAGATCATTGGTGCAACGTGCTTACCGGCTCCGCGTTAGATCACGTTGTTCACCCAACTGAACCGCGACTTCTTACTCACCGTGAGTGCGCACGCATGCAAGGTCTGCCAGACGATTGGGACATTGAAGGTGCTAAGGACTACTCTGCGATGCAAGCTACGTGGGGAAAGGCAGTCCCAGTGCACGCTGCTAAGTGGCTAGGAGATGCCGTAGTTGCCTCTCTGAGCGGGGAACCTAACGGACCGCAAGGTGAACTAATCGGAGATCGTGAATGGCTTATAGACACTGATAAGGGCTTCTCAAGACACGCAGCAAAGAAGCGCTACGAATGACAAAAGCCTATCCGCAGTGCGAGAAGTGCTACCTTGAAGAGAACACGCAGTGGGAGCCAGAGTCTGTTGGAGACGACGGAAGTTTAATATCTAAGTTAACTGCGGTGACAGTTCCAGATCAACTAAAGACAGGTGAGATTAACGTCTGTGCCTCCTGTGGCGAGATCACTATAGTAGGAATATACGCGAATATGGAGCCAGACGAGGTTCAATATGAAGTCGATCCTCTAAACCTTGATGATCTCGATACTGACCCGTATAGCAAGGGCACCTGATATAATTTATCTACCAAATGACAAAGGACGCACAACATGCAAACGTTTATGCAACAGACCGACTCGTTCGAGCGCATTGCCGCTGAGCTTGATAACAAGCGCCTTCACAAGCAAACTCTAGAAGGCTGGCAGTGTTTATTAGCCTTAACTAAACTTAATCCTGCGGGTGAGTTTCGTGACCCTAAAGGTTGGGTTAATCACCCTGTTGCTCACATGTGGCGCGGGCATGAAGCCGTGCTAGTCTCTTATCTTGCGGCGACGTACTTCGAGTGGCGTAAGCGCGGTTATAAGTCTACAATGCTTGGCAAGATTTACGGTACCTTTGATATTGCAGTTGAGCGCAAGTTAATCTCTCCAGAGCTAGTCTTTCCTGGCTGGATGGCAGATAAGGATAAGTTTGAGCAGGTTGCGTCCACGCACCGTGTGTCACTTTTACGTAAGGACTACAGCTGGTACAGCCAGTTTGGCTGGGCAGAAGATCCAGGGCATCGCCCGCCTCACTATCAGTATCTATGGCCTGACGTTAACGGCAACCTGTATCTAGGCACCTTTAACGACATGTAGAGACGCGCTCAGTCGTCATTAGAGACACTTTCACGCCTAGGTCCATATATCTTCACGTCTAAAAAATACCGGTGTTTCCTGCGCAAAAGAGCGAGACTCAAGATACAATGTATACATGCGAGATTCAAGAGCAGGCCAATCCTTATGGTCTATATGGGAAGGTGAAGGCTACGAGCCTAAAACCGACGCTGCGTATGTGTTCTACACTGATGCGCATGTAGATATTGAAAATGACGTTGTTCGTCGTGCCCTTGCATCTGCAATTCAACGTGAAGGTTTAGTATTTTCATTAGGTAACGGATACGGATCAATCGACACTGCAACAGTGACACAAGGTTACTGTGGCTACCTCCCAGGCGAAAGAGACTTGACAGTCTGTGATGAAGATAGAGAAACTCCACAAGGAGATCTTCTAGACTACGCGATCTTGACAACCTGGGTGGAGCTACAGTAAATTGAGCAGAGCAACTACAGACTTAAGTTGGCAAAAAGAAGCGATATGCGCGCTACCACAGAATGAAAAGCTTCGTGACTACTTCTTTTCAACTGAGCCTACTGAAAAGTATCAAGCAAAGAACCTTTGCTTTTTGTGTCCTGCACGACAAGACTGTTTAAAGTGGGCATTGGAACATCGACAGATCTGGGGAATCTGGGGAGGAAAAGATGAAGGTGAAATACGTCGCGCGCTTAGCGTTTCATGGAACGGTCAGGAATCCCGTCGTCAACGATACCCTCAATGTCCTCATTGCACAGCTCGTCCTAATAAGCTAGAGACGTTAGTTGTTGATACGCCTAACGGTGGCCGTTGGGCAACGATGAGACTAGTTCACTGTACTGCCTGTGATTTTACCTGGCGCTCACGAACAAGCGCAAATGCAGTAGATGCATATCACGTTGAGCGTAATGAAAAGCTAGAGCGTCAAGCTCGTGAAAAGCTTAAGAAGAAGGAGCGTCTAGAGAAGAAACGTAAAAAGAAAGATTTGAAGAAATCCTAGACTTTTCACCTGCTGGAGCTAGTTGAAGAGCTAGATTTCCATGCTCTGCTGCAAGATCAAATTTTCCTAGATGATACGCTGCTATTGAAAGCATGTCATGTGGAGTGTATCCCCAAGCCTCGTCCTCGCAAAGATACTCAAGAGGACGCTCCTTAATATCTAGCGCAGCCTGCGCGTAATCAAGACACTTTGTCCAATTTGATGTTTCGTAGTAATACTTTGATAGATCAACTAGTGGCTCGCGGCGACCAGGTGCCTCCTCAACCGCGCGGTTTGCCCAGTACTCCGTCTTATCAGTTTCAATCTTTGATAGATAGCGCATTGATGCAGCGCGCTCTGGTGGCCACGTTGCACGAGGTAGTGCAAGGTGACGCTTAAACTCAACTGCAGCCTCCTCGTTGCGTCCGTAAAAATACAACTCGCGTGCATAGTAAAATGCGTTGCGGTCATCACTTAGGTCTTCCTCGACTGCAAACTTTAACAGTGGGAGATACTGACTACGTGGCTTAGTGTTGTCTGCATGATGATGAATCTTTAGCCCTGTCCAGCCTTGTGTCTCGTGAGTGTCTCCGTATGTCATCAAGACCTCATGAACGGGATGCTTCCAGCGATATCCAAAACGCTTGTGAATCTTATCTCCACCGTAGACTAGACCAGGTGTTCCATCTTCGTTCCAGGACCAGGTGTACTCGTAGCGTGGACGCGTCCATCCTTCTGCATGTGCCTTTTCAAGCTCTTCGCGCCAACCTGGTAAAAGTACCTCGTCCATGTCAAGTGCAATGCAGTAGTCAATGTCAGCTGGTAACGCTGCAAGAGATGCGTTGCGGCCCATATCAAAACGCCAAGGCTTTACAAGAACGTTTATTACGTTAATTCCTAGCTTCTGCGCTGCCTCGATTGTGCCATCAGTTGACCCTGTGTCCGCGATTAGAAGGTAGTCTGCTTCCTTTGCGGAGTCATACCAAGGCTGTACAAATTGAAGTTCATTAAGCGCAATTGTGTAGATAGCTACCTTCATGTTTTCTCTCCCTGTTGTTCGTCGCTACGCAGTTATCTTATCATGTATTAGGTACTAAAGTGACCTTTCCTTCATAGCAACAGTGATCTGCTCCGTCTAAGGTCTCAACTGCGGTGTTGTAGACACCTTCAAGAAAGTCCTCGCGGCCGGTTGCCCAAACAACATCAGAAATGTGAATTGTCTTGTTGTCTGAGATACTTCTAATTGTTAGGTTAAGTAGAGGAGCATTCTCGCTCTCCTCAGCGTGCCATTGCCAGTTTCCTACGGTTTCCATTATCATATGGCTGAGATATCCTTAACTGTGATGACGCCAAGCATTCCAGCGTGAATTGAGCACTGATATGCGTAAGCTCCATTTATGTTGGCAGGAACTCTCCAGTATAGAGTTCCGCTTACCTTACCTTGTGCGCTTGAACCTGTTGTGATAGTTCCATCGGTAGCGACGTGAACAAGACCAGTGTCGTAGTTTGCTGCTCCGGACGCCGTCTTGATTAAGAACGGGTGCCCTGCAACGTTTAAGTTAAAGGCAATCGTTGTGCCTGAGATTGCAAACACAGTTGGGTTGTTTCCTGCGTACTGTGTAAAGAGATAAGCAGTAGACCCAGAGTTTGATACCTCAAGACGTGTTATTGCTTGATACGCAATTTCATCAATTGTAAGTGACGCAAGAATTGCATCTGGTGCAAGATTAAATGTTGTAGCTGCTCCAGTTGGACCTGTTGCTCCAGTTGGGCCTGTAACTCCAGGACCTGTAGGTCCTGTCGGCCCCGTCGGGCCGCCACTTGGACCAGTAGGGCCCGTTGGGCCGGTGACTGTACTTGCTGCACCTGTTGGGCCTGTTGAACCTGTTGGGCCAGTAACTGTAGAGGCTGCACCTGTAGGTCCTGTTGCACCCGTCGGTCCTGTCGCGCCTGTTGAGCCAGTTGCTCCTGTAGAAGAGGCTGATCCTGGTGCACCTGTAGGACCAGTAACTGCTGGTCCGGTTGGTCCTGTCGGACCTGTAGGTCCTGTAGGTCCACCTGATGGACCAGTTGCACCTGTTGGACCTGTAACTGTAGAGGCCGCGCCTGTCGGACCTGTAGCACCTGTCGGGCCTGTTGGGCCAGTTACACTTGGACCTGTTGGGCCGGTTGGGCCTGTTGGACCACCTGACGGACCTGTTGGGCCTGTTGAACCTGTTGGGCCAGTTGGGCCAGGGACTGTTGAGACAGCGCCTGTTGCACCTGTTGGTCCAAGAAGCGGGACACCTGAATCATACCAGTTAACGTTTACTTCGTCCCACACGTAAAGATTTTGTCCAACTAAGTATGAATCCCCAATAAAACCGGTAGGTTGTGCTGCGATAAATGTGCCATACGTAGCGTATCGTCCTTTAATACTAATTCCTGCACCTGTTGGGCCAGTGTATCCGCGTGGTCCTGACGGTCCAGTTGCACCTGTTGGTCCTTGTGGTCCCGTTGGGCCGCTAGGTCCTTGTGGTGCAGCAAGAGCAACAAGTGCCCAAGCGGAACCTGTCCATGCCTGCAGCTCATCGGTGTCGCTGTCAATCCAGATGTCGCCAACCTGCGGAGATGCAGGAGCTGCTGCTGAGTACTGAATGTTTGCGCGTCCTGCTGCCTCATAGAGAAGGTTTGTAGAAAAAGAAACTGTTGTAGTTGTAGCTCTTACCTTGATAACGTCTCCGACATCAAGTGCAAATCTAAACGTTTCAAGAGACTGTCCAACTGAGACTGTTACATCATTTAGGATGTACGCGCGCTGATCAACCGCACCGCCTGCTGCAATAGGGTCTACGTATATTGTAACAACGGTGTCAACGTTTCCTGTGTTTGCAATTATGACTGATGCAAGAGCCGTTACGTCAGCAGTTGTCAGTGTATAAAAGGTATTTGCTGCTATAGGCTTTAGAATTCCTAAACGTTTAATTGGCATTATGGCGTCTCCAGTGCTTTCACTCTAGCGGCAAGTTCATTAAGTGCGGCAGAAAGATTAGCTGGAGGCGTGTTCCAGTTCGCAGGGATAGCAGGAGAGTAGGCAAAAGACCCTTCTGGCCCAGTTGGTCCAGTTGGTCCAGTAACTGTTGACGCTGCTCCTGTTGGCCCTGTCGCGCCCGTTGCACCTGTTGGGCCAGTTGGTCCACCTGATGGACCTGTTGCTCCTGCTGCTCCGGTTGCGCCAGTTGGACCGGTAGGTCCACCTGAAGGTCCTGTCGGTCCAGTTGCGCCTGTCGGTCCTTGAAATCCTTGAGTCCCTGTCGGACCTGTAGGTCCAACAACAGGCCCTATGTTTGTCCAAGCGCTAATAGCAGATATCCAGATGTAAAGATCTGTTCCAACTATGTAAGCTCTGCCTTGAACAACACCTGTTGGGAAGGCTGCAATAAGTGCAGCTTCATTCGGATAAGATCCGTAGATCTGAACGCCTGAGCCTTCAATACCTTGTGGGCCGGTTGGGCCAGTCGGTCCTGCGCCAATTGGAACTTGAGTCCAACTTGTTGCAGCAGTCTTTACCTCTAGGTAGTCAAAATCAGTGTTGAATCGAACGTATCCTACCTCGGCAGATGCGTTACGTTGCGCGGTTGTGCCCTTGTCAACATACAGCGTGTTATCTACACCGCGGATTGTCTTATTTGCAAATGTCTGAACAGTGCTATCTGCGTTTGCGTCATCAGTTTGAAGGATGCCGTTCATCACAAACGAGGCGTTAGCAGTAGTTGCTCGAACATATACGTCATCTCCACTTTGCACTGCAAAGCGGAACGTCTCAAATGATTGGCCAAGACCTACATTAAGGTTATAACAGATGTACGCGTACTGCGCAGCAATCGTTGCGCCTTCTGGGACTATCCAGATTGACACCTTAAGTAAAGGTGTCGCAGTTACCGACTTGTTTGCAACTGTTACAGACACAAAACGAGAGTCAGTCGCGTTGTATAATACTACATCCGTGTTGGCCGCTGGATTGACAAGCCCGAGACGTGAGATCGGCATTGTTTTCTCCTAAGCCTGTGCTTCAGTCCATGATAACTTAGCTGATGTGAGCGTGGTACCGCCTACTAAACGTGAAACGGCAACGGTTAAAATATCAGGTCCGTCAGGGAAAACGCTGTCTCCACCGAGGATTGAGTTTGAAAGTTCAAACAAATCGCCGATATTAACGCTTGTTGTTCCTTCAACACCTACACCTGAACCACCAGACGCACGGAAGTTGTAAACCTGAACGCCGCCGGAGACAGTGTCTGCCGATGTGTGCTCAACGATCTGACAGAGGGAAGGTGACGTTACTCCTACGAAGTTAAGGTTATTAAGACGAGCGTTAAGAAGTAGCTTAACGTCAACCAACTGCGTAGACGAGATACCAATTTCCTGTAGACGCAACTGCATGCGGTTAATAACATCTCGATCACCAAGCTTACCAGTTAGACCGGATGAAACTGATGGAGAGAGGCGAATTGAAAGTAGTGGCTGATAGTTTGGACCCGATGAGTTGTTCACAGATCCGTCTGGGAACAGGAAGTACGTAAACTGTGTACTGCCTTGTGAGGTAATGTTAATAACCTCGGTAACTGCGATGTTAGGATCAGCCGCAGATGCGACTGTAGCTGAGGTAACCGCGTTGTAGGTAAACACCGTATCACTAACTCTAGTAGCTGTGTACACTCCGGTAGGAACGCGACCAAAGTACGAACCAACAGGCATACCAGTTGTTATTCCGTGAGGATTAGTTGTTGTAATCGTTACGGTATTGCCGCTCTGTGCGCTGGTGATAGCTTGAGTTGCTCCTAGGCTAATCGTTGCAGTAACAGGGAGTAGATGTATCAGGTTAGCAGAGTTTACAAGAATCTTGTATGATGCGTTGTTTGTCAGGTTGGCAAGAGCGTTTGAGCCGACAACTGCTGTTGCAGGGTTTTGCGTGTTAGCGCCTCTTGCACCCGTTGCAGCAATTGACTGGAACTGCACGATGTCACCGTTATTAAAACCGTGAGTCTGAACTGTTAGAAGGTCAGTTGCAAGGTTAATTCCAGTCGATGCGAATGTCTTACGTGTTGTTCCAGGGATGCTAAGCGTCTGACCTGTTGCAGTAAACAAGTACGCACGGTCAGCGTCATATCGGCCGTCCATGATGACCGAGGTACCCCAGTGGAACAGGTAAGGAATGTACGTAGGGCTGTCATAGGTAACAACCTCGTAGCGTGCTGGAAGGTTACCAGAACGTAGGTATGACTCGTAAAGAATGTTGTTGTGAACAAACTCGTGTACGTATTGAACCTGTCCTTCTGCGGTCTTAAAGCCAAAGCGAATCTTACCAGCACCGTACCAAGAGTAGTCGATGTACGCCATCTGAATTCTTGAAAGGTTTAGGTCGTATCCAGTGACGCCTGTTCCATCGCAAGGATCGATGTTCCAGTTTTCCTGTGGAATCTTTACATCCACTGTAAGTGTCGCAATGATACCAGACTTAGCAGGCGTAAACGAGTGAACCGCTGAAGTTCCTACGCTTGAGATATCTACGTTTGTGCCAGGTGTATTTGGGTTTGCCATCAGCTTAAACGCGTTGTTATCAATGATGTCACAGTAGTATGTTCTACCGTTGATAAGACCGCCGATTTGCTCGCCGTCAATTGAGTTGTAGACAAGTGGGAGGTTCTGTGAGAAACCGTGGCTAACGATGTCAAAGCGATCTGTTGAAAGCTTAACAACACCTGTTGTGCCGTTACCTGGATTAAACTCTTTTTCAGTTCCAGAAGCACCCTTGTACTCTGGACGAATTGACATCTGAGTATCAGAGGTAATTTCAGCTACACGGTAACTTTGCCCACGTAGAACAATGTAGTCTCCAACGTGAACCTGTCCTGTAAAGTTTGTGCCTGTTCCAAATACAACCTCTGAGCCTTGAAGTGCAGAGATCGTTCCAGCCATCTGCTGCGTTGATGAGCGGCGGCATGCATAGATCTTTTGTCCGTCAAACTCGAAGAACATACCGTTTTGGAAGTCAAACATACCAGAGCGAACAGCTCCACCGGTCCACTCGCGGACGTAGAACTGTGGGAAGCCAAATGCCTTAGACTCGGTGCCAGTAGGCGCTGCGCGGTTAATTGTAAATGTTGTAAGAGATCCTACAGGGACAGTTACCTGATAGTCACCGTTGTACACCTGACTTGTAACTCCAAAGGAGTCCTCAGCCTGTGAGATGCGAACAAACAGACCAGAGATAAGTCCGTGAGGACGACGCGTAGTTACTGTTACCGTGGTGCTAGTAGTGCGCACCATTGTGTCGATATCAATTGATGGCTGGAAGTTAATACCGCAGGAGGTCTGAATACCCTTACCTGACTGGTAGCGGAAGTACTTACGTGTCTGGCGGACGATAACGCCAAGTGAGATGTTCGCGCCTGTTGACATCTCAACGCCGCCGTCAAACGGACGGTGAAGAGCGTACCCCTGAGGGCGCACGTAGATAAATGTTGGGTAAGAGTATGACTGTGCGCTATATGCACTTGAGTAAGGACGATCTACAGAGAGCTGAAGGTCAGACCCAATTGCAGTGATCTTACGAATAATAGGAGAAACTGGAGTTGTTCTTGTTAAGTTGAATGGACTAGCTCCTGCTGTTCCTTGGGTCGAGAACACTACAACGCTTGTGTTGCCAGTAGCATCTGCTGCAGATCCGTGCAGTGTAACTTCACCCGCGTTAACGGCACGAACAAAGTAGTAGTACTGATCAATAAGTGGGCTAGGAGCTACTCCGCCACCCGTTGAGAACACGACGCTGTCTCCTGTAGTAAATCCATGTGACGCTATGGTGATGCGGTTATTCACGGTGTTAACGTCTGCTGGTGCAAAGTTCTTTGAAAGCGTGGTGTTAGGTGGAAACAGTCTAAATGGATCTCCTACCTTAAGAACCTTTGAGAACGAGGTACCTGAGCCGTTAACAAGGACTGAGCCTGAGGCGATTGTTACGTTTCCACCGCCGGTAACGTTTCCGTTAATTTGAGTAGTTGTGAACGAGTGAGTAGCGCCTGTACCAAAGTCAGAAACACTAAGTGTGATACCAGACTCTGAGTTAAGAGCAGTAGTTGAAAGTTTTATGTAGTCACGGTTTACTGCAACTACATAGTAGACGGTAGCGTTCGTTAGCCCTGAAATCGCAGTATCCCCACCTGCAGAATACGTTACTGCAGTTCCAGTTAAGAAACCATGTGAAGGAATCTTGAATGTCTCAAGGTTGAGGTCTACAGTTGAACGTGGGTTAAATGTCTTTACGATTGTAGGAACTGTACCTCGTGCAATTGCAGTAAACGAAGTTGCAGACGGAACGGTTGCAATATCATATGTTCCATCGGGAGTCTTACTGAGAGACGTTAGCTTATGAGTTCCAACACCTGCAGGGGATGCAATGATGTCAATTGCTGTTCCTGCTATTGCATTTTCAGGGGTTGTAGCAAGCCTGATGTTATCTCCGTTAACGAAGATGACGTAGTAAGGCGTTGCAGTTGTAAGACCGTTGATAACAGTCTGCCCTTGTGAGTCATATTGAACCAACTCACCTTGTAGGAATCCGTGTGACGGAATTGTAAAGGTGTTTGTTGTGAAGTCAAGTGCGGTAACAGTAAGAGTCTGTGTTCCAGTTCCCACCGTGGTTAGGTTGACTGCAGTCTGTGACGGCCCTGGAGCTGCGTTCGCAGCAGAGGAGGCTAGACGGATAATACTGTTATCTCTCTTGATAACAAAGTATGTTGCGTTATTTGTTAAACCACCGACGGGCGTTCCGCCACCAGTTGAGTAACGAACAGCCTGTCCGTTTGAAAGACCGTGGTTAGGTAGATACAACTCGTCGTTAAGAAGGTTTACAGTAACGAAGATAAAGCTATTTGTTGTTGATGTTCCAGGTGCGGTAAAGTTGATGTAAGACAAAGCGTTAAGTGAGATCTTGAGACGAATGTTATTCGCGTCAATAACCTCCTGCACGAAGTAAGTTGTTTGATCCTGTAGAGGCGCGATTGGCGTTCCGCCGCCAGCGTCATATTGAATCGGCTGATCTACCTGGAAACCGTGGTTGTTAATTGTAAGCGTGTCAAGTGCTGTGTTAACAACAACGCCACGCACAACATCTGACGCTCCAGTTGAACGAGATGATGGGGTAGTAAGGTTAATTGTTGTAAAGGTTGGACTTGGTGTCGTGCTAATTCGATACGTATAGTTGTTTACAGTGTTGATGTAGTACGTGGTGTTGTTTGCTACTCCTGCAGGTATAGTTCCCTGAAACAGATAGGTAACAGCCTGTCCATTCGAAAGACCGTGTCCAGCGGCAGTGTGAATAAGATCATTTTGTATATCAAGAGAGATTGGCACAAGTCCGTGGTACGAGTTTCCTGCAGACGCGATTGCAATCTTGTTTGTTCCGTTTTCAGCGTCAAGTGCAGTTGGGTATATCTCGTTACCAGAGGTAAACGATGTAACAAGACTCATGATGACAGTACCGTTTCCGGTGTTGTACGCATTAAGGTTTGTGATTGCAACGCCGTTAAATGAAGATGATGAGTTATACTGACCGTTTGACGTTGAGACAGTATTTGCCTCTGCGGTAATGAATGATCCGCCTCCACCGCCTGAGTGGAAGTTTGTAGTTGTACGAGCTCCACCACCACCTGAGTATCCACCAGCTCCGCCTGATTGAACTAAAGTATTTCCATCAGACTGTCCTGCGCCACCAAAGCCACCAAAGCCACCAATGCGTGCGTTTGAGTTGTGAATTAGTCCTGTTGAGTACGATCCTCCACCGAGGTTGTTAGCTCCCGCGGATAGCGCGTCCTGCCCTCCGCCAGCGAACCCTCCGCCTCCAGCTGAGAAACCACCAGCTGAACGTCCACCAAAGCTTGACGCTCCACCGGCAATAACTAATCCAGTTGAGGTGCCTCCAAGATTTGTCGTAACGCCGTCACGTCCAATACCTGAGCCAGACTCAGCAGATCCTCCACCTGCAACGAACAACGGGACGTTTCCAGCCTTACGAACAACGAATGTTCCTCCGCCCGAGCCGCCTGCTTGTCCAGAAGTTGGTGCTGTTCCAATTTGACCACACACAATGGTAATGATCTCACCCTTTGTTAAGGAAACGCGTCCCTTAACTATCGCGCCACGGCCAACGCCTCCAGCGCCTGCTCCGTCAAAGCCTGAGGCTCCTCGTGCATCAAACTCATAGATTCCTGAAACCGGGACTGTCCAGTCCTGGTATCCTTGGAAGTTACCCTGTTGTAGATATGTGTCGCGCCACGCTGCTGCAGTTGCGTATGATGCTCGTAGTGTAGCAAGATCTGGGCCTACGCGTCCGGTTACACCACCTGATGTAAATGTGTGGGTGTTTGATGTAAGAGTGTAAAGTGACTGAGCTCCTGCAAACGAGGAGATTGATACGTTGCGTAAAAAGTATGTGTTTCCGCTGACAAGACCTGTCATTGGAGTGCCAGTGGTGTAGTACTTTACCGCCTGGTTATTTGTGAATGAACCGTCAATGTTAAGCTTATTGTCGTAGATTGTAGGGTTGTTAAACTTAACTGATCCACCAACTGCGCCTGTAAAGTTAAGCGCCGCGCCTCCTGATGACGCACTGAACTTAAGTTGGCGCACGTTTCCTGAGGCAATAACGTAGACAAGATCTCCGCTGTTTACACCAGTAATTGAGCCTGCGCCTGGAGTGTAGATAAAGGTTCGTCCTGTAGAGTACGCGGCTGGGATTACGTCGCCGCCTGAGTTCTTGTAGAAGATGTAGTCCTCTACTGTGTTAACATTTGTCTTAGCAAAGGAGTGAGTGCCTGCCGCACCCGCAGCTGTTACGTTAATTGGCATCTATTTTCTCCTTATAGTCTTGTAATAATAACTTGGCCGCTGCCACTGCGAGCAGAAGTTTGCGTAGTTTGACTTGACCCACTATTGAAGCTGTTACCACCATTGCCTGCAAAATTGCCTGCGTCAGGGCCAGGACGGTTTCCTCCTGAGCCGCCATTTCCGCCAGTATATCCGCCACCGCCGCCGCCGCCGCCGTTGTTGTAGTAGAAAGCTCCACCGCCACCACCGCCGCCACCGAAGCCACCAGGAGCACCGTTGCCGTTACCGCCAGTTCCATTACTTCCACCAACATATGCGCCTGAAGCACTGAAACCAGCTCCACCACCACCACGGCCATCATATGCATCTGCGCCCCTACCAGCAGAACCAAGACCAGCACTTATGCTTCCGCCGCCAGGTCCTCCACCAATTCCGCCAGCAGCTCCACCAGCGTTACTTCCAGCAGATCCACCGCCACCACCAGCAACAACGAGTGCAGTTCCGCCAGTTTCACGCCAAACGTAAGTTCCTCCGCCACCGCCACCGCCGCCGTAGTAACCACCAGACCAAACGCTTGAACTTGTGCTGCTTCCTTGTTGTCCAACTACAATTCCAAGAATTTCTCCCTGTGTCAGAGCAAATGTTCCTACTGTACGAGCTCCAAGACCACCTGTAGTGTTGTTGTTAGCACCTTGAGCGCCATATGCATCAATGGAATAGTTTCCAGTCGCAGCAACTGTCCAGCGCATGACACCGTTGGTGCTCATGTTTAGATACGTGGCAGCCCAGCCAGGATTACCTACACCAGAACGCGCTTGAGCAATGTTTGGCCCTGACTGGCCACCAGCGCCTCCTGGCGTAAATGTTGCAGAAGTAAATGCATATAACTCTGGAGCAGGGTTAAACTGGAACGTAATAACCTGTGTGCCTGTTGTGCCTGCGGAGTCAGTTGCCGTAATCGTAACTGTCGCAGTTGCGTAGGCAGCTGAAGGTGTACCTGAGATAACTCCTGTTGAGGCGTTGAGAGCCAGACCTGGAGGAAGAGTTCCACTCGTCCTTGTGTATGTAAGTCCTGCACCAAAGCCAACCGCTGTAACCGATGTTGGAGTAATCGCAGTTCCTGCGTTTGTTCCTGTGCGGGAGTCTGTCGCAGGGACAAGCTCACCGATTACCTGGTTTAACGTAAAGTTGTGAGAGTCCAACACCTGAGAGACAAAGTAGAATTCCTTATCTTGGTCGATTGACACTACAGCAAACTTACCACCTACAGGATAGTCATAGCGAAGCATATCATTTGCTGTATATCCATTATTAAATACATGGAACACATCTCGATCTATCGAGACGCCAATCTGTGTAAATGTATGTGTGCCTGTTCCACCGGAGATTGTTACAATTGCCGGCGAGGTTGGAAGTGGCTTTAGACTAAACGAGTAGGTAGTTGTTGTTCCTTGTTGAAAGAAGTTGGTAACAAAGTAGGTTGTGTTGTTTGTTAGTCCTGCTGGAGGCGTTCCTGCAGTTGTGTAGAAAACCATAGCGCCTTCATACCAGGTAAGATCTGCAAGGCCAGAGCCGCTCACAACGTTGACGGTTGAGGTTCCAGGGAACGAGGTGCAGGTTCCAAACTTGCCGTCTGAGTTAGCTCCGTTAAACGTCTTAGGTGCGTCGTTTACAACATTCAACACTTGCTCAGTGATAAGATCGATGTTATTTCCAGCAAAGGTGCGCGCCTGATTTGCAAGCTGGAAGGTGCCTGTCATGCTTGCGGTGATGTCAATTGCAGGACCGTCAGGTACTTCACTCACCTGGAAGGTTGAGCTTAGGGTTCCTAGGGTGCTGACTGTCTTAAGGAAGACAACCCCACGAGGATTGTCTACGAAGTAATTTGAGCTTGTTGTAACGTTGTAGTACAAAGGTGTTCCGATAGGTTTACCTTGAAAATTCTCAGTTGAGTGATTTACGCTGATTGTGTCAGCTGCGGCGTTTACTCCCGATACAGAGCTTGTAGTTCCGCCTACAGTCGCGCTGTTTGAGAAGTCAATGTTTATCGAGTTAAGTGTGTTTGATCCGTCAAATGTCTGTGCGGTAGCAACGTTTGCAGCGTCAAATGACTTTGTTGTTGAGTTAGATGAGTCAAAGGTCTGTGATACCGTTGAGTTTAGGTTAAGGAAGTAGAACGGCGTGTTAACCTTAAAGCCGTGAGCGCTTGGAGTATTTACAGTAATGGTTGAGGTTGCTGCTGCGTCTGTGAGCATTCCACCAGTTGAGGCGATGCGGATTTGAGAGCCTTGAAAAAACTCACCTGTAATGACTGATGTATAAAGATCCTCAATCGACGCAGTAGTTCCCTGATTTTCCTTACATAGATACGTAAATGAAAAGGTGTTTGGGATCGAGTTAATAATGTAGGTACCATCTGCGGTGACAGACTTTGTGCCTGTTACTGAGATTGGAATTCCAACAGACAGGCCGTGCTCAATTGTAGTTGTTACTGTGATCTCGCGTGTTCCTGCGTTTGTAACAACCGCAGAGATGTTAGGGATGGTTGTATCTCCACCCTTAGAAAAGAATGAAGGAGTGTTGTTAATAAGCTCAACTGTTTCCCACTTGGTAGGCTGTAGGCCGTACTCGAAGTCGGTGTCAATTAACGTTTCCGGTTGGGAAACGCGGAGCTTGGTTACCGGATCAATAAACTCTCTTGGAAAAGAAATTTCTCCGCCGGTTCCTGATGAACCTGCGCTACTGCCGCCGATAAAACCTGGCATTAGTTTACACCTCTCGTTCTAAAAAGAGTTACAATAAAGCTTAAGTTGAATGTCCCTATTTTATACATGTTATGCACCTAACCACCAGGAAGTTGTTATTGAATATGAGCCAGGGTTTCCGATTGGGCCTGTAGGACCAGTTGTTCCACCAGCTGCAGCAACAAAGACTCCTTCATAATAAACGTAAGTAACGCCTGTAGTTGTGTTAAACCAGGCATCTCCATTTGTTAATGAGCCAGTTGGTTGACTTGGACCTGCGGTAAACTTACCGATCGGCCCTGACGGACCAGTCGAACCTGTTGGACCAGTTACCGTAGAAGATGCTCCAGTTGGCCCTGTTAAACCACGTGGACCAGTAGGTCCAGTAGGGCCAGTTACTGTGGACTGTGCACCTGTTGGACCAGTTGGTCCAGTGACACCTTGAGTTCCTGTAGGTCCTTGCGGTCCTGTTGGTCCAACTACACCTTGTGAACCAGTGGGGCCTGTTGGACCAGGTGTAGTTGATACTGCTCCGGTTGGACCGGTAAATCCTTGGTTTCCTTGAGGGCCTGTGGCACCTGTCGGGCCAGTCGCTCCTTGTATACCTTGAGGACCTGTTGGGCCAATTGGCGCAACACGTGAGACTTCCCACTTGGTTCCGTCCCAGACCCAGGTGCTTCCACCAGCCGTGAATACCTGGTTCAGCGTAGGCGTGTTTGGAAAATCTATAGCTGGCACGCGCTATCTCCGTTCATTTGATGGTCCTTACGTGGTTTATTGTAACTTAAGTTCTTCAAGATTAGGCCGCAGAGAACGGGTTGTATCCACCGTTGCACTTTTCTACAAAGAGTACCGCCCATGATGTGGCAGCCTCCTCTGACTCCCAAGGTCCACTATGGTCAACTAATTGACCATCCTTTAGAATCTTGCACATTGGAGGATTGCTTGTTACCTCGTATGTATACATGTCTTACCTCCTGTTTTTCTTAGACTGAAAGTGTGATCTTTCCGCTGTCCCCAACGGCAACCGATCTTGTTAAACCTATGTGAACGCTGTTTATTGTTGACGTTCCAAAACCTGAAGGACGAATTACCCAGCCGACACCGTCAAAGGACGTTGCCAACTTTCCGTCTGCTCCAGCAGACGCATAAACACCGTTAGATGCATATGCCAACGAGCGAATATCAGAGCTTCCAAAGCTTGAAATTCCTTGAGCCCAGTTAATTCCATCGACTGATGTTGCTATCTTTCCAGCCGCGCCAAAGGCGACTAGGCGACTTGAGGCAAGGCTAACTCCGTAGATACGAGTTGTCCCAAATGATGATGTTCGTTGCGTCCATGTCAGACCGTTGGTTGACGTTGCTAATTTTCCATCGTCTCCAACTGCTACAAGAGTGCCACCAAAAGCAGCAACTCCTCGAATAAATGTAGTTCCAAATGACGACGTGCGCTGCGTCCAAGTTATACCATCACTCGATGTAGCAAGCTTGCCATCTCCACCGACTGCAACGTAGATTGAAAGAGCAGATGAGTAGGCAAAACCAAGAATTACGCTTGAGCCAAACGACGATGTGCTCTGCGTCCAGCCTGCAGTTCCGTTGACGGACGTCGCAAGCTTGCCCGTGCTTCCTCCAGCGTAAAAAACTCCATTTAGATACGCGATAGCGTAGATTGGAGTTGTTCCAAATGATGATGCCCGTTGTGTCCAAGTGACGCCGTCAGGCGCTGTTCCGATCTTTCCAGAGTTTCCACCTGCTACGTAGACAGAGTTACCAAACGCAAGCGTGTTTATGTTTGTTGTCCCAAAGCCAGGCAAAGGGACTGCTGACCAAGACACTGGAACAAAAGGATACTCATACGTTGAAAAAACTCCGTGTTGGGCAACTAGCACGTTACACCGTCAAGTTTCCAGCTAGCAACCACGTATCTGTGGCTAGCTTAATAAGTGATGCAGTTGCGTACTGCGCCTTGGTGATGAGCTTGTTTCCTTCACTTCGTATTGTAACTCCAGAGCCTGCAACAAACGTTGTCTGTCCAGCTCCAAGTTGAACTACAACTATCTGAGTTCCAATAGGGAAGTTATATGTAAGATCTGGTGGAATTGTGATTGTGTTTGCAACTCCAAGATTCATTCTCACGAGAGAGCCAGCGTCCGCTGCACCAAGAATGCGGTTCACAGTGTATGTTGCTCCAACTAGGTTAAAGAACGCAGGACCTGTAGGCCCTGTTACTGTAGATGCGGGACCAGTTGGACCAGTAGGGCCAACCACTGTTGAAACAGGGCCGGTTGGACCGGTTGGGCCTGTAACTGCTGGACCAGTTGGACCTGTAGGTCCAAGAATGTTACCAACGTTTGTCCATTGATTAGTTACAACAGACCAAACATAAAGATCTCCAGGACCAACTACGTAGCCTTCGCCACCTGCGCCCACTGGATCACCAGCCTGTAGTGCTCCTAGTGTTGAGTAGTAACCAAGAATTTTAAGTGCTTCTCCTGTCGCACCTGTTGGACCAGTAGGTCCTTGAATTCCTTGCGGGCCAGTGACTCCAGGTCCTGTTGGGCCTGTAACACCTTGCGGGCCAGTTGGACCTTGTGGTCCCACAATTTGTCCAGCGTCACTCCAGGCTGAGCCTGTCCAAATATAAAGATTTCCATCTGCATCAACTATGCGTCCATCGTTGACTGTGTTTCCAACTAAAGGAAGAGCTCCTACTGTTGCGACACTTGCTCGCATAACAATGTTTACTCCTTGAGGTCCTGTTGGGCCAGTAGGTCCAATAACGTTTGAGGCTGCACCTGTCGGACCGGTTGGGCCTGAGCCACCTGTTGCTCCACGAGCACCTGTTGGGCCAGTTGGCCCTGTCGCACCGGTTGAGCCTGTTGGACCGGTAGGTCCACCTGATGGACCTGTTGGGCCAGACGGGCCTGTTGCTCCAGTTGCTCCTGTTGGGCCAGTAATTGTTAGACCTTGCGGCCCTGTAAAACCAGTAAAACCTCGTGGTCCTGTAGGACCTAACGGGCCGGTTGGGCCTGTCGCACCGGTTGGCCCAAGGTCACCGATTACTCCTTGGTTACCTTGCGCACCTTGTGACCCTGTTGCTCCAGTAGAGCCTTGAATTCCTTGAGGACCAGTTGCTCCTTGAGGGCCAGTGACTCCCTGTGGGCCGGTTGGGCCAGTAGCACCTGTTGGGCCTTGTGCACCAGTTACACCTACTGTTCCTTGCGGACCTTGCGGCCCTATTGGACCGGTAGGTCCTGTTAGACCTTGAATTCCCATTGGACCAGTTGGGCCTGTAGGGCCAAGGTCTCCTTGATTTCCAACGTTTGAGGACGCGGACTCGACCCAGAAGTTATCATAGTAGACGTAGATCTGGCCACTCTCGGAGTCAAACCACGCGTCACCGACTGCAGGGTTTAGCGGAGGTGTTGCAGATGACGTAGCAAAGTTTCCTTCAGGTCCTGTGGGACCTGTGCTTCCTGTAGGTCCTACGTTTCCTTGTGAGCCAGTTGGACCTGTTGGCCCACTTGACTGTGTAACAAGTATGTTCCACTTAGCGCCATCCCACTGCCAGGACGTAGAGCCTGACGTAAAGGTAGCATTTACGCTTGGCGAGTTAGGAAAATCAATTGGCATATGTCATCTCCTAAGCTGGGTTCGCTTCGTATTGGAAGTATACAAGAATCTTATCGTTAGTTGAAATCAACATCGGAGTGTCGTGAGTCATTGGAACTCCTTCAACGATTGTTCCGCTTTGTGAGTGAAGCCATAACTCCATGCGATCTGTTAAACCTCCGTTGAAAAGTACTGTTCCAAAGAACGTACTTCCAGGTCCTTCATCACGAACAACTACTTGGCCAAAAGGCTGATAGTTTTCTGCTATTCCAGGTGTTGGAAGAGAAAAGCGATATGTTCCAGTTCCACGAACAGAGGTTGACCCGAACACAAGACGAATTTCTCCAACTATTGTTCTTCCAATACTTTGATATCTGCCTGTTAGCGTTCCATTTCCAATTGACGCTGGAGTACCAGTAGTAAACCACGTTGGAGTATAGGCAGTCCAAGCAGTAAGCGCAAAACTTCCTGTTGGACCCGTCGGTCCTGTTGGGCCAGTTACTGTAGAGGCTGCTCCAGTTGGGCCGGTAACACTTGGACCAGTTGGACCTGTTGGACCTGGTACTGTTGAGGCAGGACCAGTTGGACCTGTTGGGCCAACTGCACTTGTGCGAACAAGTCGCCAAGATGTGCCGTTCCACTGATACGTTTGGCCTGAATAGACATAGGTCTGACCTACTGTTGGCCCTGCTGGAAAGTCAATTGGCATGATTAGGTCTCCTTATCTCTATTACGCTGTTAAACTTATGTAGGATCCGCTTAAAGTTATTTCACTTGCAATATCAAGTGTAACTGGAGACGTAGGGCTCAGCGGAGTTAAAATCCCGTTTGTTCCAGTTATGTAAAGTGTCATTGTTGCGCTGCCTTCTGATATGGCATGGATCATATACTGGTTCTCAAGATCAAATAGATATCCTGTAAACATGTATGTATCTGCTGATGGAGCTACTGGAAGAGTTACTGTAAAGTTTCCAGCTCCAAAGTTAGTTACGTTTGCCATGTTTATACTAAGTGCAAACGTTACCATCTGCCCTGCCTTAACATACTTACCAAACGCGGTAGTTCCTACCTGTGCGTAGGGTGCAGTTCCAGCAAAGGTTGGGTTATAGGTAATGGACGCTATTGACTGCGCGAAGGCTGGACCAGTTGCACCTGTTGGGCCGGTGTCTCCAACAGCTCCGTTAGTACCTGCCGCGCCTTGCGCACCAGTTGGACCAGTTGGTCCTTGCTTAACAATGATGTCAATCTGACCAAATAAGCCTGCGCTGTCTGGTGACTGATAGAATATCGCAGCAGGTGCGTTAAACGGAACCTGATACACAATAATTGTGTCTGCTGACGTTGAGTCACGACCAACAGCTGGACTGTTATTTGTTGTTCCAGGGACTGATGTTGTGCTCGCACTTGCAAGACGCAACGCGAATGAGCGATCTGGTGTTACGTTACTAACATCGAAGTATACTGTCTCTCCGCGAATTGCAGTGATGTTTGGGTTGTTTCCAGCAATACCATCAAATGTAAACTCACCTGATGTATTTCTCACGACATAGCGAACTCCGCCGTCAAGTCCACGAGGGCCTGTTGCGCCCGTCGGACCAGTGACAGTCGAGGCTGGCCCTGTTGGACCAGTGATACCAGGACCTGTTGGTCCTATTGCTCCTGCAGTACCTGCAGGCCCTGTAGCGCCTACGTTTCCAACTAGTACTATTCTCCATGATGCATACGTGCCAGAGCCACCAACAAGATCTACTGATATAACCATAGTTGTACCAGCGACAGTTGCAACGCCTTCAACAAAATTAGCAAGTGACGCAGTGTTGATTGCTCTTACGCGTTGGCCGGATGAGAATGCACTGCCTGCAGTAATTGTAAATGTCTTGTTTCCAGTTCCAATTAAAACAGATGAAGATGAAGTTATATTTGAGAATCCTGGACCCGTTGCACCTGTTGGTCCGATTGTCGCTCCCGCGTCAATCCAACCTTGCGTTGCAGAGTACACAAAGAGAGTGTCCTCAGCTACGATTAGCCAAGCATGTCCGACTGTTCCTGGGCTTGCTCCAGCTGCTGCAGCAAATGCAGCGTAGTCTTGATACGCGCCTTGAACAATAATTGCCTGCCCTTGCGGACCTGTTGGACCTGTTACTGATGCGCCTGTTGGTCCTGTTGGACCTGTGACTGTACTTGCAGCACCTGTCGGCCCTGTTGCGCCAGTTGGGCCGGTTGGGCCTGCAGCGCCAGGTGTTCCTGCTGGACCAGTTGCTCCACCAAACTCAGAGGTTCCAACCTCAACCCAGTAGTTGTCGTAGTAGATAAATACTGCGCCGTTCTCGGTGTTAAACCATGTATCACCAGTTACCGGTGATCCTGGAGGTGTTGCAGAGTTTGGAATGAATGCTCCACGAACTCCAGTAGGACCTGTTGGCCCTGTTGGACCAGTTACACTTGGTCCCGTTGCTCCAGTTGGGCCTGTAATTGTTGAGGCTGCACCGACTGGTCCAACTGGACCTGTTGGGCCGGTTGGGCCTTGAATACCTTGTGCACCTGTAGGACCAGTTACTGTTGATGCAGCTCCTGTAGCGCCTGTTGGGCCGGTTGGACCTGTTGCTCCTGTAGGTCCAGTGACTGTAGACTGTGCACCTGTCGGACCTGTCGGGCCAGTCGCACCTGTAGTTCCTAACTGACCTTGCGCACCTGTTGGGCCTGTAGGTCCTTGAATTCCTGTTGGGCCTGTAGGACCAGTAACTGTTGATGCTGGTCCTTGCGGGCCGGTAGGACCCACTGGTGCAGCGCCAACCTCTACCCAAAAATTATCATAGTAGATATAAACTTTTCCGCTGTCTGAGTTAAACCAGGCGTTACCTGCAACTGCAGGAGAAGGTGGCGTTGCTCCAGTAGGTGCAAAGTTTCCAAGTGGGCCAGTTGCGCCTGTTGGGCCTGTTGAACCTGTTGGGCCAGTTGGGCCTTGCGGGCCAACGATCTGTCCGGCGTCTACCCAAGAACTTCCACCCCAGACATAAAGATTTCCATCTGAATCGACGATGTATGCGTCATTGCGCACTTGCCCAGTGATTGCGTTTAGCGCAGTTAGATTTGCGACGCTTCCACGGAAGTTGATGTTTGTACCTTGAGGACCTGTAGCTCCTGTCGGACCTGTAGGACCAAGAATAGTTCCAACGTTTTCCCAGGCAGTGCCATTCCATACATAAAGATTTCCAACTATAAGGTATCCATCACCTGCAGTACCTGTAGGGTGAGCTGCTTGCAAGGCGCCTAATGTTGCGAATGAACCAAGAATTTGAACTGCTGTTCCTTGTGCACCTGTTGGGCCAGTTGAACCAGTAGCGCCCGTTGCACCTGTTGGGCCAGTGATACTTGCGCCTGTTGCACCAGTAGCTCCTGTTGCACCGGTAGCACCTGTAGCTCCTATTACACCTTGTGCGCCTGTTGGACCAGTTGAGCCTGTCGGACCGGTAACTTGTGATGCAGCACCAGTAGCGCCTGTAGCTCCTGTTGCACCTGTTGCTCCCGTCGCACCAGTAGGACCAGTTACCGTTGAGGCTGCTCCGGTAGCGCCTGTAGGGCCTGTTGAACCTGTAGGACCTGTTACACCGTTAGGACCAGTTGGACCAGTACTTCCTTGCGGACCAGTTTCACCTATTAGACCTTGAGGACCAGTAGGGCCTGTAACTGCTGGGCCAGTTGCACCTGTTGAGCCAGTCGCACCTGTAGCGCCTATTAAACCTTGTGGGCCTGTAGCGCCTGTCGCACCGACATTACCAGTATCACCCTTTACACCTTGAATACCTTGTGGGCCTGTAGCGCCTGTAGCGCCTGTAGCACCTGTCGGTCCTGTGACTGTAGAAGCTGGTCCGACAGATCCTGTTGCACCAGTAGCTCCAGTTGCACCAGTAGGGCCTACACTTCCTGTTGGTCCCGTTACTGTACTTGCTGCACCTGTTGCGCCTGTCGCACCAGTTGAGCCTGTTGGGCCAAGATCACCTTGATCACCCTTTACACCTTGAATACCTTGCGCGCCTGTTGGACCTGTTGCGCCTTGCGCACCTGTTGGACCAGTAACTGTAGACTGTGCGCCTGTTGGACCAGTAGGTCCTTGAATACCTGTAGGTCCTGTTATACCAGCGAGTCCTTGCGCACCTGTAGGTCCTGTTGCGCCAACGTTACCTTGTACACCTTGCGCGCCTGTCGCTCCTTGAGCGCCTGTAGGTCCTACGTTTCCTTGCGCACCAGTGTTACCAATATCGCCTTTAACACCTTGCGGACCTGTAGGTCCTGTAACTCCTTGAATACCTTGCGCACCAGTTGGACCTGTAAGTCCAGTTGCGCCAATTGGACCAGTTGGGCCTTGAATGTTACCAACGTTGTCCCACTCTAAATTAACTCTATCCCAGACATAAAGAATACCATTTACTAGATAACCATCTCCAGGTTGCCCTGAAGGTTGCGCAGCTTGTAACGCTGCTAGCGAACTGTATGAGCCAAGAATGTTGACGCCAACACCGGCAGCACCAGTTGCTCCTGTTGCTCCTGTTGCACCTGCAGCGCCTGTTGCACCAGTGGCACCTGTTGCACCGTTAGCACCTGTTGGGCCTGTTGAACCTGTTGGGCCAGTAACTGTAGAGGCTGCACCTGTTGCACCTGTAGGACCTGTAACACCTTGAATACCTTGTGCACCTTGAGCTCCGACTGTTCCTTGTGGGCCTGTAGGTCCTACTGTTCCTTGTGGGCCTGTTGCACCGGTTGGACCAGTTGAACCAGTTGGGCCTGTTACACCTTGTGCACCTGTAGGTCCAAGAAAAGGACCGACGTTAATCCACGCTGATGTAGTTGCACTCCACACGTAAAGATTAGTAGCAACTATGTATCCGTCACCAACTGAGCCTGTTGGACGTGCCGCTTGAAGAGCTGCTAAGGTTGCATAAGAACCAAGAACACGAATACCAGAGCCTGATGGGCCTGTAGGTCCGACTGGACCAATTGGTCCGCGTGGCATTGGAGGAAGTTCTGTTGAGTCTGCTACAGGAGATGCACTGCTTAGCTCTACACTAAGATCTAGTGCGCCATTTCCACTAGGGATAAAGACAAAGAATCTTTGGGGTTTTACACCATATAATCTTACGTTTACTTCATATGCCCAGCCGACAGGCGAAAGATTTGG